ATCTAAACACATCTTCTGATTCTTTTGGCAGAATGAGAGTTTCAGAACCACTAACACTGTTTGATAGTTCACATAGATATACTGATAACGATTTGTGGGCAGAGGATACTACTGGAACTGCAAGTAGCACATTTAACTCAAATGCTGGTTTGGTTGAACTTGATGTTGGCAGTGCAAGTGGTGATGAGATCATTCGTGAAACAACAAAGGTTTTCGCATATCAGCCAGGCAAGTCATTGTTGATTATGAATACATTTGTTTTTGATGCACCCAAAACAAACCTAAGACAACGTGTGGGGTATTTTGGCACAGACAATGGTATTTACTTAGAACAAGATGGAACTACTGTTAATATTGTTGAAAGAAGTCTTGTCACTGGTTCTGTAACCGAAACTAGAATCGCACAATCTAATTGGAATGTTGATACAATGGATGGAACTGGACGTTCCAACTTAACACTAGACTTAACTAAAGCACAAATCCTTTGGATGGATTTGGAATGGTTAGGACTTGGTAGTGTAAGAGTAGGATTCGTTATCAATGGACAATTTGTTTGTTGTCATATCTTCCATCACGCAAATTTGATTGACTCAACGTATATCACAACTGCATCTCTTCCTCTAAGACAAGAGATTACGAATACTGGATTAACCTCTGGTGCGAGTCAAGCGAAACAAGTTTGTGCTACTGTTATGTCTGAGGGTGGTTATGAACTAAGAGGTAGACAACACGCAGTTGGAACTCCAATTACAGCCGCATATGAAATGGCATCTGCTGGAACATATTATCCTATAGTCTCATTGAGATTGAAGTCTGCTAGACTAGATGCTATTGTTATTCTTACAGCAGTATCAATGTTGGGAGTTGGTAATGGAGTGAACTTCTCTTGGAGAATTGTTGCTGGTGGAAATGTTACTACTGCATCTTGGACTAGTGCTGGAGCAAATTCATCTGTTGAATATACAACATCTGGAACAGCACATGATGGTGGTGGTAGAATTCTTGCACAAGGTTACTTGAACTCATCTAATCAAGGTTCGCCATCAATGGATATTCTCAAAGAAGCGTTGTTCAAATTTCAGTTAGAAAGAGACACATTCACATCAACAGCAGAACCTATAACATTCTTGGTTGCTCCAGGCACTGCCGATGAAGATGTATTTGCATCAATGGATTGGGAAGAGATTACTCGCTAGAAATACATAAAATGATTAAAACGGAGAACAAAAATGTTGGGAAGACTATCGATATTGATGTTAGGAATCTTCCTAACTCTATCAAATAATGCACAAGCAGAACCGTTTAGGTTACCTGTAGTACTCGCATGTGATACAGATACAAATAAAATTATCGACATGGTTCAATCTCAATATGGAGAAATACCATTCGCTTCTGCAGATGGCAATTTACAAACACTAGGCCCGCAAGGGGGGTGGTTAAAAGGAAATGTTATCCAAACCATAAACCCAAATTCAGGAAGCGCCTCGTTTAGTATTATTTTGTGGGATCCAGAAACTGGTGCTGGGTGTTTAGTTTTGGCTGGTAGAAATTTCAAACCAGCGCTTGGTGGAGCTTCTCCAACCAAGAACTAGAAAGGTATATTATGAGTCTAACAAGAGAGATTGAAAAATCTAATTTTAGAGATGTACATTCCTCTTCATATACAATATATCCAGATAATGAAATACCATTGGATGACTTTTTGTATGAATGTAAAAAACTTGATTTTTATGATCATGCCCCAGAAAGAGGTGATGGATGGCAATCTGTTACCGTTTTTGGTATTGGCGCCGATAAAACAGACCATCCCTCTAAGTATGGTATAGAAAACCCTCAAAACTTTTGGTGTTTGAGAGATCGAGCTCCCACGATTTCAAATTACTTTTTTTCTGGCTCTTTTTTTAAAGATATGGAATTTAAAAGAATTCGTATCATGAGGTTAAAACCCAATGGATTAATTAGATCTCATTCTGACCAAAATAATAATAGTTTACTTAACGCTATCAATATAGAGTTAGGCCCTAAACCAGCATCATTTATGGTTGCAAGCAAAAAAGGTAGAATAAGTTTAAATAACTATCCTGGCAGAACATATCTTTTTAATAATCATTTTCAACATTGGGTTTATAATAAACATGATGAATATAGATATCAGATAATTGTACATGCACATAATGTTTCTGAAATGACTGATAGATTTATCAGATCTAGAGAACCTTTCATTAGAGGTGTTTGGACTGATGATGAAAAAAGAGACTATTTTGCCGTTTGGTATGCTAGTGGGAAATCAAAAGGCGCAGGAAATGAAGGGTTGCCTTATATTAGAAGAAATATTGATGACCTTATAACTATATCTAAAACAGAAAATAAAAAAGGCCTTTTTATCAACGGATCAATGAGAGATAACTTATGGATTGGAGAAAAGGATTTATATGATTACTTCAAAAAATGGCAAGCCGAAGACCTTCCATCTATTATAGAAGAAGAATTTATCTTTTTAAATCCAAATTACGATCATGCATATAAAACCTCAGAAAAAAATGTGTTTATTCGTAAACATAAAGGTCTTAATCTAAGTGTAAATTATAGTTCTGAATTGAATAAAGGTAAACTTTGGAAACTTGATAGATATAAATCAGCGCCTTTATATTGGACATATTCTACGGATAGCACTTGTGACTATGAAAGCCCATACCATAAGAATAGAGATTTTGACTTAATTATATCACCTGCAACAGGAACTTATTCTGAGTTTCTCATGAGTTCCTTTAATTGTAATAATGCTCTCATATATGATTTTTCTGAAAAACACATAAAGGTTTTTGATAAAATTAGACGAGCTTTGAAATTGGAGAAACGCAAAGACGGTTGGGAACTTCTTGAAAAAACTACTGCAAAGTATTGCAATCAATTTGAGTTAGATGTAAAGTGTGATCCTGCAAACCAAAATCAAGTTTTAAACTTTATGCAGTATGTAAATCCTATGGAATATTATTATAGAATAGATAAAGGAAATTATTCTCTACTGCAGATGGACATAGTCACAAATCCTGAAAAACTTTTACCATATGTGCAAGATAAAAGGATCGTAATTAATACGAGTAATATATTTTCTTATATTAATGTTATTCAATCACTTAGTTATGATCAGATACAAGATGGATGGAATCGATTGATGGAAGTTCTGAAACAGTCTGAATACACCTATTTTATAGGTGAAGATATATACAAGGTCAATAAAAGACTTTGGTTGGGTAAAGATAAATAAATAATATAAAACAACGTCGAGGAAATATAATGGGAATGATACGTGATCGTGGCCACGATGGTGGTAATACTTGGAGATGGCTAACAATCGAAAAATTTGTTAGACAAAATGAATGGACTAAGGGTGCAGAACTTGGTGTGTGGCAGGGACAAACCTTCATGCATCTCGTGCGTACTTGTAAAAAACTAAATTTGATTGGGGTGGATCTTTATGCACCACAACCTGAGAATAACGGGCCAGAGAAATGGACTGCAGGCGAGAATGGACATCCTTGGGATCATGATACATACTATAATCGTATGAAACAATTTTGTGCTCAGTATCCTGATCGTGCATTTATTCATAAGGATTATACGACAACAGTAGCAGATACGTTGGAAGACGAGAGTCTTGACTTTGTCTTTATTGACGCAGATCACGGATACGAAGGTTGTGCACGTGATATAGATGCATGGGCTCCAAAGGTAAGAAAAGGTGGATACGTCATGGGACATGATATTCATTTCGACACAGTTCTTAAAGCCGTGACAGAACGTTACGGTGATAACTATAACGTAGAAGACGACTTCATTTGGTGGGTAGAAAAACAATGAACATCGAAAAGAAAATAACACAAATTTGGATCGGGCCAAATCCAGCGCCTATGAAATGGATGAATACATGGAAAGAAAAACATCCAGATTGGACGTATGAAATTTTCACAGATGACATGTTGCATTCACGAAAGTGGATGAACCAACATCTTATTGAACACTACTATAATACTAGAAAATATTGTGGTGTTTCTGATCTCATCCGATACGAACTTCTTTTAGAACGTGGTGGGTTTTTTCCAGAAGCAGACATGGAGTGTCTCGAAAATACTGAAGAACTTTTCGATGCGCCATCAAATCGAGCATATACTTGTTATGAAAACGAAACATATCGTCCTAACTTTGTACAACCGATTTTAGCGTGCAACCCAGGCAACCTATTCGTTCGTATGGTCGTAGAAACCCTATACCAAGTAAAGGCAGAAAATCTACACCCAGAACCTTTCAGATCAACAGGCAATGAATTCCTTGCAAGACATGTTCCAAACAATCTTGATAAGTTGAAGATTTGGCCTTCTCATTACTTCATTCCTCAGTTCTATGTACGTGAAGCAAAACGTTATGATGGCCCTGATAAGATTTATGCAGAACATCATTGGGGATCAACAGGGATGCCTTGGACGCAACAATATAACACAGCTATTTAATATGTACATATCCCCAAAGTATAAGTTTATTTTTCTGAGGGTTCCGAAAACTGCATCTACAAGTCTTTCCGAATTCTTTATTAAAAATATCGATGATCCTGATGCAATATACACAGATGTGGAAGACGCTAAAATTGAAGGCACATTAAGTGAAGATACTCTTGCTTCAATTAATGGTTCCCATGAAAACTATGCACCATTTAAACATCTACATTTAAATCTTAGACAACTTATTCACTATAATATAATTACTCGTGAACAAATATATGAGTATAAAAATATAGCAGTCTTAAGAGATCCTTTAGAAAGACAGAAAAGTTTTTATTATTTTTATAAGAAATATGAAGATGAAAGATCTGGCGCTTCACCCTATTCTATTGATAATTACAAATACATGGCTCCAAGGGGATGGTTTGATGCAGACAAATCGACAGGAGAAGATAACTCTGCATTGAAACAATCTGATTTTTTGTATTATGAAGGTAAACAAGTTGGTGAGTACTGGCTCTACGAAAATATTGCAGAACATCTAAAAAACTTTATGGAAGAAATTGATGTTCCAATCAAACACAAACTAAAGCAACACAAATCTCAATTCAGAATTGATAGGGTAGATCAATCAAAAGAAATTCATTTTGATTACGAATCTTTAGGGCCAATCAAAGACTATTTTGGGAGTGACTTGAACCTTTACACAACTATAAAGAAAAAATATTATGCAGACACAACGAGCTTACATACTTACAATCAATAAACCCATTTCTAAAGAGTATGCAAAACATACTGCAGAATCTTGTGATTCGATTGGGTTGGATTGGGAATACTTTGAGGGATGGTGTGATATTCCAGGCGTTCTTGCATGGGCTAAATCTGGTATAAACCTAACTATAAATGAAGGCAAACCTATTACATTACCGCCTGCAAATATGTATTATCCACCAAATCCGAATCTACATGCGGGCGAGAAAGCAGAATGTTGCACAGTTGGTCATGCAGCTATTTGGAAAAAGATTGCAGAAGGTAAAGAAGATGTTGGTATTGTTTTAGAACACGATGCGGTTATGTTGCATGAACTTAGTATTGACATACCAGACAATAACATGGTAGTGTTAGGATACAAATTAGAAAATCCTTCAAGGTATGATCATATGACTGCAGGGCCTCCAGTGAGACTTGTACCAATTAAAGGACATGAGGGTGCACATGCATATGCAATGACTAAGAAAACTGCAAAGATATTGATTGAAGAATTAGAAACAGTAGGTAGATGGAGCGCAGTAGACAATGCATACTTCATATTAAATCAGAGAAGAACAAAAGTTCCTCTCTCTATTGCTGACCCAACTCCTGCACTTGGTTGGTTGAGAGAATCTACTATCTGGGATGGATCCGCACACAGAAATTACGAATTCATTTCTTCGTTCGCTAAAAATTATAAATAAAAGACAAAACTTATAATTCAAGAGTAATTTCATGGCTAATCTTAGAGAAACAGACAAAGATAAAAAGTCTAAAAAAGACAAGATGACCAAATTTAAAGAATTTGATCCATCTCAATTTATCGAACTAGAACCAACACTGAAAGAAGCTAAGAGTGATACTGTAGTATTTTCTTTTGGTCGTATGAATCCTGTTACAATTGGTCACGAAAAACTAGTTAACAAGGTGAAGTCAGTTGCTAAATCTATGTCCGCCGATGCACGTGTCTATCTATCCCACACGCAGAATAATAAAAAAGATCCCCTCAGTTACAAAGACAAATACCGATTTGCGAGAAAAGCATTCGGGTCAGTCATTATACAATCAAAAGCGAAACAAGTATTCCAAATCGCAGCAGAGCTCGAAAAGTCAGGATACAAAAAAATCGTCATGGTCGTTGGATCTGACCGCATAAAAGAATTTCAAACAATCCTAGACAAGTACAACGGTAAGGACTATGACTTTGAGTCAATCAAAGTTGTATCTGCAGGCAAACGTGATCCTGATGCAGATGGTGTCGAAGGGATGTCTGGAACCAAGTTAAGAGGCATTGCAAAGCAGGGACAGTTTGACGACTATACAGATGAGAAAGGTAAGAAACAATATGGTTTCAAAAGTGCCGCTGCATCTGGTCTATCAGACAAAGATAAGATGGCGATGATGAAACTTGTTCAGAAGAATCTGGCAGAACTTGCAGAAGCGTTGACTATGCAACAACGCAGGCAACGTTCACGCATGTTTAAGAGAATTAAACATAAGATCAAAAAAGGACGTGAGCGTGCTGCAAGAAAACGTGCATCACTTGACACTTTACAAAAACGTGCACAAAAATCAGCTAGAAACCTATTGAAAAAGAAGATGACGAAGGGTATGGACTATAAGTCTATGTCTTATGGTCAAAGAGCGCAGATTGATAAACGACTTTCTAAAATTTCACCAGCACGAGTTAAAGCTCTTTCTAAAAGACTTTTACCTCAAGTGAAGAAAAAAGAACAAGATCGTAAAAAATCTCAGGCACAATCTTCGGGGAAGTAGAATGCGTTTTAAGAACTTTGTTGAAAAGATGAAAGTCTCGCAGGATAGAGACGTGGATGAGTTGCCTGGCACTCAACCATCGAAGTACTATTCTGGTGTGGACAAAGATGACAAAGAAAAACGTGCAAAACAATTTGCAAGACAGGCGAAGATGGACGATGATGATCCTCGTGCATACAAGCCTGCGCCTGGCGATAAAGAAGCAAAAACCAAACCTTCCAAACATACTAAAAAGTTTAGTCAAATGTATGGTGAACGTGAGTTGACACCTGCAGAGAAGGACAAGATGAAAGAGTACGAGAAGAAGATCGATAAAAAAGACTTCATTGATCGTTACGGTGACGAAGAAGGCGAACGCATCTACTATGCAACCATCACAAAGATGGCGAAGAAGAATGAAGCGGTATCCCCTGCACAACAAGCAGCGATTGCAATTTCAAAGAAAAAGAAGGCGGGTAAGCCAGGATATGATTCTGAAGGTAAGAGCTTAAAAAAAGAAGAGGTATCTCAGAAACAAATCAACGATCTTGAAAAGTTTGCAGATCGTATTCTTGCAAAATTTGATATCGATGTTGAATTTACAAGACATTTTGTTGATCGAATGAATGATAAACGTAACTCACCTGAGATCAAAGTTGCAGAGTTACAGAAACTTTTTAAAAAGATTCAAAAGAATAAGGGGAAAAATATCAAGGGTAACGCAGGAATCGAAGCGGTACTTAAGGATATTTCATCTGATTTAAATTTACCAGTTGTAATAAAAACAAAGGGTGACGAGATTGAACTCGTCAATAAAACTATTATGAGAAAAAAAGATTTTAAAACACCTTCCAAGGTAATCAAGTACGAACAGTTTTCAAACATGGACGAGGCATCTCGTGCAGACATGAGAGTACGTAAAAGACCACACATGATGTTGAAGGCAGGAAATGCTGGAGTCAAGTTTGATGGTCGTTTCAAAATGTATAAAAAGAAACAAACACTCATAGCCGATGAAAAACCATTGAAAGAGGATTTTCACGATATGTCGTTAATCAATCAAGTTAAAGATTTAATGGAAGATACTGAACATTTTATCTACGAAAGTTCAGATGAAGCATTAAAAAAGAAAGCTGATAAGACAGGAATGCCTTTGAGTATTCTGAAGAAAGTATTTGATCGTGGTGTTGCAGCTTGGAGAACTGGACATAGGCCAGGCACAACTGCTACACAATGGGGTCTTGCACGTGTCAATTCATTTGCCACCAAGTCAAAAGGTACTTGGGGTAAAGCTGATGCTGATCTTGCAAAGAAAGTTCGATCAGAAGACATTGATGAAGAGAAAGAACTAGAAAAAATCTTAACAACGGATGGTCGCATGAAATCGTTTAAAGAAAAACTCAAAAAGTTGGGTTATAAAAAAATGGATGAAGGAAAGTCTTCTACTGGGTACGAACTTTACCACAAGGACTTCTCTACTGCAATGCAACATGCATACAAACATGCGAAAGATAAATTGAAGATTGAGATTGATCCAGAAGAGATTGATAACAAAGTTGCGACTGGGCCTCGTAAACCTTCTAAGGGCAAATCAAACACATATAGACTAACAGACAAGTCTGGTAAGAAAGCGGTACATATTCAAGTGTATAACATGGACAACAAAAGTTATGAGTTGAATATGTACAAAGAAGACGTAGATTTTGTAGTAGAACTAACTGCAGCCGAGAAAAAACTTATCAATCAAATGTATGATAAAAAAGGTAATCTAACACCACTTGGTAAAAAGGTTATGGATCATGGCAAGTCAAAGAAAGATCTAAAGGCTGGACTTAATTTTATTGGTCGAGAAATAGAGGAAAAGAAAAGTGTCTTCAAACCAGAGGAAGATGCTGCATTAATGAAGTTGTACAATAAAGCAATGAAACAAATGCCTGGCTCTCCTGCACAGAAGAAAACTCTTGCAGACATTCAAAAACATCTTATGGACGTTTCCGCAAGAATTCGTAAAGAAGACGTAGAGATTGATCTTGAAGAGGGTGTGAACGATCCTGGCATCTTTAAGGCAGTGTTCCTTGCAGGTGGGCCAGGCAGTGGTAAGTCATTCATGGTTGGTAAGACTGCATTGACAACACTTGGTCTAAAACTGATCAACTCAGATCCTGCATTTGAAGCACAGTTAAAGAAGGCTGGTCTCCAAATGAATCCAGATGATATCTTTTCAGACAAAGGACAAGAAGCCCGTGCAAAGGCAAAACGACTAACTACAAAACAACAGGAAGTTGCGTTAAAAGGTCGTTTAGGTCTTGTGATTGATGGTACTGGTAAAGATTATGACAAGATTGCAAAACAGGCATCAGACATGAAAAAAATGGGTTATGATGTTGCGATGATCTTTGTTAACACTAACCTAGAGACTGCTATCAACAGAGATGCAAAACGTTCAAGAACACTTGGAGCAAAAGAAGTAACCAAGATGTGGAATGGCGTACAAGACAACATTGGTAAGTTTCAAAGACTATTTGGAAGCATGATGATTGTTGTCGATAACTCTGATGGCGCTGATTGGAAAACAGGATCCACCGAAGCGTATAAGAAAATGCAAAAATGGGTTGCATCGAAACCAAAGTCACCAATGGCTAAGAAATGGATCAAAACTCAAAAAGACGCTCGTGGTATTACAGAATCAGAACTTCGTTCTATGATGATTAAATTCGTAGAGACTAAAGATGAAGAGAATCTTGCAAAACTTAGTGATTTATTTGGTATGGAAACAAAAATTGTAAGGGAGTCGGTTGTGGCTAAAAAGAAAAAAGTACCTGAGTACGGAAAATCTGAAACAACTGTCGGGTATAAAAAAATTACGCCTGGCGAATCAGTCGAGAAAGGCGCAACCCCTCAAAGGTTTTCTCAGAGAATTAGAGAAAATATTATGAGAAAACAAAGACGTAGATAGGAGAAAGTCATGGGATGGATTAAAAACAGATTAAAAGAAAGAACAACTTGGGATGGTGCAGGACTAGTAGTTCTTGGACTTCTTGTTCTTTTTATGGCACCATTAGCTAAAATTGCAGCAGGAATTGCAATTGCATGGGGTGCATTTACAATCTGGAAATCTGAGTAGTGTGGATAAGATATTTTAAGTTTAAACTTCAGATGTTTTTGTTTAAATTTAAAAATAAAAATCATACAGTCAGAAAAGAAATCTTCATATATGAGGAAGAATAATGTACGAATATAAGGTTAAAATCCTTCGTGTGGTAGATGGTGACACAGTAGATGTGGATATCGATCTAGGTTTTGGTGTATGGTTGAAGAGGGAACGTGTGCGTATTATGGGTATTGATACCCCTGAGTCTCGCACAAGAGATAAAGTCGAAAAGAAGTTTGGGATGGCTGCAAAGAAATGGGTAAAAGATCATATGCCTGTTGGTAGTACCCAAATCCTGAAGACTGAGATAGATAAGTCTGGTGAAGACAAAAAAGGTAAATTTGGTCGTATCTTGGGAGACTTCCTCTTAGATGACGGTGAGGAAAGACTCACTGAAAAAATGACCGCCGCAGGACATTGTGTTCCTTACTTTGGTGGATCTAAGGAAGAAGTTCAAGCGTTACACATGAAAAATAGAGAACGTTTGATACTGGAAGGTGTTGTAAAGTGAAACGCTTTAAACAATATACTATAGAGAATTTTGGTTTGTATGAGGGGGTAACAGTTCCCCTTGAATCTCCTATGATAGAAATAGATCCTATCGTATGTGAAGCTGAAGAACCAGAACTCAACTCTCCAAAAAGAAATAGTGGGGATGGTAAAAAGTATGTTGTTTATGTAAAGGATCCAAAGACAGGTAATGTCAGGAAAATAACATTTGGTGATGAAAAGGGTGGTTTGACATCTAAAATTGGTGACAAGGATGCAGCACGTGCATTTGCAAGTCGTCATAGTTGTGATACTAAGACTGATAAAATGACGCCTGGATATTGGGCATGTCGTCTACCCAAATATGCGAAAGAATTAGGATTGAGTGGTGGCGGAGATTACTTTTGGTAGGCCATATCATGACGATGGCGGGTCGAGACGGTTTGATCATTTACGGGATGACTATGTTTGGCACAGAGATCATTACGACAGAACAATACGTGTCATTGATGGGAACGGATGGCAGTTCCAATTTGAAGGATGTTTGCCCTTCTTACTCAGAAAAGGAACAACCTTTAAGATCGAACGTGGTATTTACCACAGATTAATAAAAGGCATCGATGAACTTCACATAACGATTACTGAAGATAAATAAATAGATATATTAATTTACAAAAAACCTTAAGGAAAGTACAATGACTTTTAAAGACAAAATCGACAGTCTTTTTGGGGATCTGGTACACCAGAAACTTGAAGAGAAAAAAAGCACTGCAGAAGACGCATCAAACGATAAGTCTGATGACGGAGAGGGCCTTGATAAAGTAGACCCAAAGGCTGCAAAAAAGAAATTCAAAGATCGTAAAGATCAAGATCTAGATAACGATGGTGACGTAGATGACTCCGATAAGTTCTTGCACAAGAGACGCAAGGCAATCGGTAAAGCTATGGCCAAAGATGATCAGAAAGACGAATCTGTAAAAAAGCCTGATGCGGTAGACCTGAGTGAAGGTGACATGAAGTCTGCCGCTAAAGAACTTGAATCATACGCTAAGAGGTCGGGTGGAATCGATAAGAACGATTTCATGAAGGCTGTAGTGTTGATGAAAAAGGGTGATGCAAAGCGGCTTCAAAAGTTTACAATTGATTTAGACACAGAACCACGTGACAAAATTATCAGCGTGGTGGGTCAACACATTGGTAATGATAAAGCAGGTAAACTATTTGGCGTTAATATACGTGAACAATCTGAGAGCTACTGGGACTACATGGGTCGTCGTCTTAAGGAAGAGGGAATCCTTGAAGAAGAAAAAGAGATGACTGCAGCTCAAAAGAAAGCGTTTGACAAACTCTATAAAAAACTAGATGGTGGCCCAGAACACCGCAAGATCAGACAGAAAATCCAAAACCCTGTCAAAGCAGACGATGCATTCCATGCAATGGTCAAAAAGATGGTTATGGGTGAGGGAGATGTTGAAGAAGGCAAACGTGGGTTTATCATGGCTGCAAAAACTGCAAAAGAAAAGGGTGAAAAATCCTTTGTGTTTGCAGGCAAAACCTACACGGTAGAAGACACCAATCTTGATGAGGCATCTAAAACTATTGATGCAATGAAACAAATCGTTGACAAAAAACAAGCAATGAAAATTGATGGTGTTATGGTTGACATGTTCACTGCTTCTGCAGTTACGCAGATTTACGACAAAGTAAATGATGCGAACAAGGCGAAGATGGACAAGATGAAAGCAACTCAACTTGCAAACGTTGCAATGAAGATGTTGAAAAAAGAGGGTGTTGAGAACCTAGAAGAAATGAAAAACACTCATGCCCTAATTGACACTGCAGACGGTAACAAAGTTGTGGCAATGGCATCTAGTGAACAAGGCGTAAAACAGTCTAAGGCATCTGCAGAACGTCCACCTATGTCAGTCAAAGATAAGAACACCCTGAAGATTGTTAAACTTAAGAAAGCTGCAAGTCAGAAGGCATCTGAAAGAATGATTGGGTATCCTTTAAAAGAGAGTGCTGATACTCTTGATGAAGCATCTTGGAAAGTTACAGTTGTTAAACCAGTAAACAAGTTGAAAAAGGGCGCCAGTGTGTCTGTAAAGGCAAACAATATCCCCCAAGCAATGACTAAAGCAGCAAAGGCATTTGGTGATTCTAATTTGACTGCCGTTCCATCTTCACACTTTGATTTTCAGAAAGAAGACGTTACTGAAGGGTTCTCACCTAAAGAAATCAAGATGGCAATTGGTGTTGCATCAGATAAAAGATACGCTGGTGGTGACATGACAGGTGCAGTTAAGGCAATCGATAAAATCAAAAAAGGTTTGTCAGACCATCCACAAGTCGCTGCAGTTCTAAAGAGACAGAACGAAGATAAGACAGAGTGTCCTCAGTGTGAGGGTGACGGTTGTGATCACTGTGATGGAAAGGGATATCACGAAGAATCAGTAGATATCGTAGAAGTCACTGATAAAGAAATCAATGCAATGAAACAACTTTCAAAAGATGCAGAAAAGATTAAGAAAAATTATCAGAAGATTGTAAACATGGGTGACAAAGAACTTAAAGATATAAAGTATAATAAAGAATACGAAGATATCTTAAAAATGTCACAATCAGTATTATCATTGATTGGTAAACTTCAAGATGCTCAAGAATCTGTCGAAGAATCAAAGAAGATGGCACTTGCAAAGAAACTTGCAAAGGTATCTGCGACTTCTAAAAAGGGTAAAGAAAAAGTAACTCTCAAGAAGGCGCCTTGGGACAAGAAAGAAACAGTTAACACTGAACCAGAATTGGAAGAAGCAAAAGACTATGAGTATAAGGACGGTAAAGTTCATATCTCTAAGAAGGCTTTCCGCAAGGTTCACAAAGACTTTAAGAATGCAACAAGAGGTAAAGAACGTATGATGATTCTTGATCCTAAAACGCAAGCATCTATATCTGTACCAGTTGCATTCACTGAGTCTTCGTTTAAAGAGAAATTTAGAAGATCTCTTGCACCTAGACTTTCTGAGTCAATCAAATCAGAAGAAAAATCTGATGAGGTTGCAAACAGATATAATGAACTTAAAACAATGCCGCCAGTGGAATTGATGAAACTTTATCAGAAACATTACGATGTTGATGCTTCAGAAGACCTAGATAAGGTTAAGAAAATGGATAAGAATGAACTTATATCGAAAATTGTCGAAATAGAATTTAAAAACCAAGGAGAATAAAAATGGCACAATGGGGAGACACCGATACACTGGCTGACGCACCAAAGTTCGAAACGCCGGTATTTACAATTGATGGGTCTGACTCTGCAGTAGTTAATGCAGTTGCAGATACTATCACACTACCAAACCACGCACAGGAAACTGGCGTAAGAATAAGATACGATGCATCAAACGTAACACCAATCGTTGGTCTTACAGATGGTGAAATGTATTTTATCATTCGTGTAGACGAAAACACTATTAAACTTGCAACATCGTTGTCAAATGCGAATGCAGGTACACAGGTAAACATCACTAACGTTGGTGATGGTACTGCAGATACTATTCAGGTTGCACCTGCTGATCTGTTCTTCGTTGACCAAGACGAAGCCGCAGTAGCAAGTAACCGTAATAAAGGTATCCGTACTGCAGGTTGGAATAGTATAGTTGAGTACACTGACCAGAACGGTAACACTCGTAGACGCATCGAACCACTAGTCGCAATGCGTAAGACTTCAACAGATGCTGGAGACGCAGGATTGACAGGCACAACAGGTGATGAAGACTTAACAGTTGCAGATCTCTAATAAGTAGAGTTATCTCAACATGAACTTGACAGAATCAACCTTTACAATGTATGCAATGAAACACTATGACAATCCTCATTGTTCTGACATATCAGAATTTGAGGAAGACATGAAACGTTTCCAATATCTCAGGAAACTCTTTGGTCGGTATAGACAAGAGAACGAACTGAAGGAAAGGTTGATTCTGAATCACATGATCATTGTTTTCAATGTATTTGGTGAGCAAGGCACACCAATGTTGTTTATGAAACTACCAGAGTATCACGAGTACTTAAAACCTTTTTGTGAATATTTGAATTATATGCCTATTATTGTTAAATATGGTGATGTATCGATACATAGAGATAGTATAGTTTCAGACGGACATATTATTCAAATACTTAAGGAAATATAAAATGGTCGTAGATCTATTTTTAGTTTATTCTTTTATCAGAAAGCTTGTCACACCATTCGACAAGTGGGAAGGACATAAACTTGGCATCATCGATGATAAGGGTAAAATTCTTATCAAAAGAAAAGATTTCACAAAGAAAGCTCAACGTGATGCGTTTGGGATTTTTGATCTTATGATACTTAACCTCAAGAAACTTCTCGCAAAGGTGCCAGGCGGTTCGTCTAGACTTGCATCTTACGCAGCAGCATTGTTTCTTATTAAAGAATTTAATCAATTTAGTGAAGATTCCCTCTTGACAGAAGACATGGACGATGATATAATCGAGCCAGCGCTTTTGAAATTCCAAGAAGAATATTTAAAGCCTTTGATGGATAAAGGAGATTTGTAATGGCAATTGGTATGGCGTTTATTGTGCGTTATTTTGGTGGTGCAGCACCTCATGGTATTAATGAATACTATGGTGTAGCGCCAGGCATTCCAACCAGTGGAACGATTAGGTGGTCAGACTTCGATACCTATTTTAGAAATAGAGGTATTACGCCTGGCGCAACATCTGTATATTTCTCAGTAACGGTAAACGTGTAATGGCAAAAGGTAGCATATTTAAAAAACCAGAAACTAAAAAAGAGTACTCTAATCCAGAGGTACTCATACAAGGTTATGGTCGCATGAATCTTGATACTCTTAAGAAAAAGGTTATGCAGGATCATATGAATGCACTTAAGTTCTTGAAACAAGAAAATTATAGTAACTATGAATATGTGATGAATAACATCAACCAATTTGTAGAAGCTATTATGGATGTAGAACAAGAGATGCTTCGTCCTAGTTATAAACGTTTGAAAAGTCGTCTTAAAGAAGAACCTGTTAACAATGTGGGCGGTGGAAAAGTCGCAGGACTAGGTGTTGGTGCAGATGGTGAACCAGGCTTTACTAAAATGCAACAACGCAGATGGAAAAAACGTAATCAAAAAGATTTCAAGAAATTTATAAATAAGTAGACAATTAACTTTAATTAGGAGATAAACATGTCTGTAGAAAGTATTATTCAGTCGGCACTAGCGAACAACCCGATTCAAATGAAAAAAGATTTTGAAGAAGAAATCGCTGGACGTGTGCAGACTGCACTAGAAACAAAGTATCAAGAAATGGTTGATGCTCAAGAATCTGTCGAAGAAGATCTTGAAGAAGGCAAAGTCAAAGAAGAAGATGATGCCGAAGATCAAGAAGACGAAGATGATGAAGATGAAGATGAAGATGA